AAAATCGTTTTCATCGACCGATTTTCAATTTTCGGTCGAGTACAAACACAAAAAACATCTCTATGTTTAACATAGAGAAAAAGTAGCTAAAATGCCTATATATAAAGCACCTAGCTACTTCGTGATGTATTTTTGATGTATTTTTTATAAAATTTTGTTCAGTTTATCCAGCATTTCACGCCTAGATTCGGAATATATATGGGCGTAAGTTTTTCTTAATTCACTAACAGAGTGCCCCAGCCTTTCTGCAATCAGCTGATCGTCTACACCAGCACGAATCAGCAGAGTCGCATGTGAGTGCCTAAAGCCGTGAGGAGAGATAGGTGGAACACCAGCAACCTGGATATATCTCTTCAAAGCAACAGCCAGTCTGGGCGCCAGAAGTGGCTTTATATGGCCAAACACAAACCAGGAGGACGAGAACCCGTCCTTCTTTTGTTGCTCGCTATAGCGACGCCTTAAACAATCTAGAAGGGTATCCTGTAGATCAATATATCTGTTTGAGTTTTTAGATTTAGGTGGAGTAATCTCCCACGGAGCCGATTCTGTTTTTATAGTTAATGTTTTTGAAATATGCACCCGGCCTCTGCCTAGATCAACATCCGACCATTGAAGGGCAAACATTTCAGATTTACGGACACCAGTGCCAAACATAAACATAAAGACATCACGCCAGTACTGGTCGTCTACGCATGATATAAAATAAGTAAAGGTTTCCTGCTCCCAGAATAACAGACTCTGGTCCTTTAAATTCCGTTTATCTTTCACAACAGGCAAAGATCTGCACGGGTTGACTTCAAGATATCCAAGTCTCACGGAATAGGAAAGAATAACGGATAGTGTATCTAAGATGCCATTTAAAGTGGGGGCAGCATAAGGCTGACCGTTTGGTTTTTTCTTTTGAAGCAGACGGTTTCTATACTGATCAAGAACGGGAGTCGTAAGCGCCGTAAGCTTCAGGCTTCCCAAATCATCCTGGATGTGATTTCTATAAGTATGTTCGTGCGTATAGAGCGTGGATCCTTTTACGGACATATTCTCTGCGTTTTTGCAGTATAACTGAAACATTTCATTTAAGGTTATAGAAGGCCGAGCAGTAGTCATTTCCAGACGGAAGGCAAACTCGGCCTCTTTTGCTTCCTTTTTTGTTTTGAAACCTCGACGACAATATCGCTGAGTCTTTCCAGTAATATCTTTACAGGAACCGTAGAACATCCAGGTCCCTCTTTTTGTGTCCTTTTGCTGAGCCATATAGGATCATCTCCTTTTATAATTGCGACGAAAGGCGACTAAAACACCCAACACCTGAACCTGATCATGAAAGTCGGCCGTCGAGAAGAGAGTCCCAATCGCATACGGACTGGCAGTACGTAAAGCAATCTGGTTCGTTTCGTTATGCGTAATAATAAAGCGCAGCATGGCTTTACCTTGATATTTCACTAGCATAGGCACGCCAGCACGAATAGCACCTGTGGCGCGGATCAGGCAGACGTCGCCCTTGATAATATCCGCCTTATACATAGTTTCATCAGGCATGACATAGATATAATCCGCCGTAACATCTGTAGCCGTAGAAGTGAAGACTGACGAGCTATTCGACTTAGATACAGACCCGTCCTCGTCGACCAAGGACAGAAAACGGACGGGCCTTACTGCAGAATCCTCAAAAGCCGCGCTCATCAGATCAAAAGGTTTCAGGTTGAAGCGCTCTGCAATTTTCACAACCATATCTGGCCTTGGCGCTTTAGTGCCAACCTCCCAACACCGTACTGTGTTATAAGAAACACCACAATACTCGGCCAAATCTCTACGACTGACACCAGACTCTTTCATCAGCTCAGGGAGCTTGGAAGATAAGACTTCATTCAATTTATTCATAGTTAATTACACCTCCTAGGTTTATATTAATCTTTTAGGTTTAAAAAGTAAATAATAAAAAATACAAAATAATAACCGTAAAAGTTTGACAAAATATGCTCATAGCTGTAAACTGTAGGCAATTAGGAAAAGAGCTTTTAAGAAAGAAGGGAAAGCAGATGGGATAGAGGAACTTCAAAAGAAAATCGAATTCATGCTCCAGACTATGGACCAGGAGGGCCTTGAACAGGCTTATAAAATCCTACAAAGAATCTGGATCAGACACGGAACACAGCAATAGAACACACACGGAAGAATGCAGGACTTGGAAACAGGTTCTGCGTTTTTCTTTTTATAAAAAGACGAGTAACCAACCTAAACAGGATTACTCGTCTTTCATATTTTTAATCATCCCTAGAACAATATTAAATTGATCTTCAGGAAGAGAAAAAAGCTTTTTCAGCATATCAGTTTCTTCAGGCGTGCAATTTTTTTCGGCAGCCAGAGCTTCAATCAGGGCCTCTGTATCATCTATAAACATTTCACCCTTTCCTTCAGTTAACCAAAAATAGGCTACGCAATATTCTGAACATATCAGCCTAATAGTACGATCGGACGCACCGTTCACATTTCTTTCAATATTACTAAGCGCACCCTTAGACAGTCCCAGTTTTTCACCGAAGGCTGAACCGGAAAGACCTAAAGTTTTTCTTACTTCCTTGATTCGTTCACCTATAGTGCTCATATTTACCTCCTTTTTTACACCTAAAGATTAACACTATCCTTCAAAAAAGTAAAGATACAAAACTATTTTATAAAAAATCATTGACAAAAGTTTTTAATCAGAACTATAATAGCAGCGTAAGGTTTTGAAACGAAACCAAGAAAGGAGAAAAAGTTTTGAAACAATTTCAATATAAGGAGACTGAAAAAAACTTTAACGAAGTTTTAGAGGCTACGAGAAGTCTTAACGAAAAGCAGAAATCATTTATTCAAGGCTACATTGCCGGAGCTAAAGACGCTCAGCCAGCACCAGCAGCCAAGGAACCAGAAAAACAGGAGGCGAAGTAAATGGACGGACTAACAATATTCGGGATCTTCATTCTAACGGTAGCCGTAATGGTAGGAATCCCGACAATGAAAAAATTAGAACCGGAAAACACATGGTACAGAGTGTATGCGATTCTAATCTGGTTTATAGCAGTATCTAGTTTAGTTCTTCGAGCTCTTTCTTAATATCTGGAGTCAATTCTTCTAGTAATCTTCCAGCAGTATGTCGATCATTTGTCATTAGCTTATTGAATTCAATTAGCTTATTGCGAAGATCAGGAGAAACCAGAGGAAGAATTCTAAAGAAGTACTCGCCATATTCCTTCATATATTCGGGGTGGTTAAAGTATAAATATTTACCAGCATATTGAAGGAAACCCATATAAATGTCTTTCTTAGCTTGATTATTACTTTTCTTATTATCAGCTTTAATCTCAAGATCACGAAGCTTCAAATGATAAATGTTATTTATAATCGCTGTAATACTTGGAGAAATAATCGCAGCTAAAGCAAGAGCTACAGTCAAGATATTAGCTAACTTATCAGTCATAAAAAAAACCTCCTTTCATAGGAGATTGTAACACGAAAGGGAGAAAGAGAAATGGAACACAAAACAAGCGCAGAGCTTCCAGACTTTGCGGAGGGTATCAATCTTCACGGAGAAAGACTAAGACTGGAAGCCTTCTATGCAGAACAAAAAAGAATCAGAAAGCAGAAATTCAGATCGGGACTGGTAACAGCGCTAAACGTTGCGATCCTAATCCTGATCCTGTCGCTAATCGTAGCGGTTTGGATCATGATCTATCAAATGCTTTAAAGGAGGTGGTGCATTTTGCAAGTAGAAAACCTAGCAGCCTACAGATACGAGATGATGGAAAAGGGATACATGAACAAATCTGAGCTATCAAAGTTTATAGGTTGCGGAAGGAACAAAGGAGGCAAGATCTTCCAAAAGATCATGGAAGATATAAAAAAAGAAGGCCTAGAAAATATCGACAGCAACGTCATCCTGACCAAACGTGCTATTCAGTATCTAGGCCTTACACAAAAGAATATCGTAGAATCCTACGAGCGTTCTATAAAAAAAGGCTAGAAGACCTCGTTCGAAAACGAATAAGGCTCTAGCAATAGAACACGCTTATATTATACAGCACGTGTTCAAAAATACAAGGAGGAAAAAGAAAGAATGACAATAGATGAATTGATTGCCCGCGCAAAAGAAGCATCTAAAAATCAGTGCATGAGTGATCTTTGTAAAGAAAACTTTAAGCAACTTGCAGAATGGCTAGAGGAATTGAAGCAATATAGAGAACAGTATAAAGAACAGAATCAGGAAACTAATCTAGATCATTTCCAACAAGAAATTCTAGAAAAAGGCCTGTGGAATTTAGCGGTAGTCAAAGGGAGACCTGAACGATGTGATCATACTAAATGCATTGACTGCGAACTTAGCAAAGATCGATCAAGAGGATGTCATGAAAAGGTAATGGATTGGCTAAAGCAGCCCCATAAAGCCCCGGCAATTAAATTAACTAAATTTGAGATCGATTTATTACAAAGCTATTCACAAGGCTATTCACCCAAATACCAGTTCAAAAATATAAGTTCTTTAACCGAGATGAGAAAAAAGGGGTATTTCAAGGGCGTTGATAGGGATGCAACGATTGAAAATATCCTAGCAAATAGCGAAATAACAGAGGAGGAATAAACATGATCACTATTGAAAAAGAAAAACCAGCAAAGGAAGCATTGGAGCTTTTCACGGTAACTGTTGTACTGAAATCGGACGTTGGAGACAGCGTGCAAATGGGAACAAAGATTCAAGGACACGTAGCAGAAATAGAAGCCTTTCTTGAAGCGACGGGTGTCAATCCAGAGGAGTATAAATTAATTCTAAAACAAGCTGCAAATGTCACGCTTCAGGATTTTATGCAGCAGGTAGTAAATCTAAGCAAAAGCATAAAAGGTGCAAAAATGGAACTCATGCCTTGGAGTGATTCAAATGAAAATCATTGTTGATAAAATCGAGCCGCAATATTGCCCATTTTATATTGAACAGGATTGGGACTGTCGCGGTTTACCTATTGAGTATTATAAAGGGTGTTGCCGATTAAGTGCTGAACCGTGGGGAGGTATACTTCAACACGATGAATGCTACGAAGAAAATGGCTGTGGATGTCCTTTCTGCATCACCTACGATGAATTTAAAAGAAGAATGGAAAAAATAAAGGAGGAAAAATAGATGTATTATCAATTAACATTGCAATTCGCAACAAGCGAAATCGACGACGCTAAGAAAGTGTTGGAACTAGCCAAAGAGCTAGACCTAAAGCGCGCAGGACTAGAGGAAAAACTGCCTGAGCCTGAAACATTCCCACGGGAAGAAGATGCACCAACAAAGGAAACGCCAAATCGTAAAGAAAAGGAAAATGAGACTAAAATTCCAATGGCCAAAGATTGGACGACTCAAGAAGAACTTATTCATGAGACTGTAAAGCCTACACCGGAGCCAGTAAAGTCAACACCAGCACCAGCACAAGCGCAGGCACCAGAACCAGAAAAAGTAAGAGAGATTACATTGGAAGATCTACAAAAAGCCGGCGTTGCATTTGCCAAAGAAAAAGGCGTAGCCGTACTAAAGGTGTTCCTAACTCAGATGGGTGCAAGCAAGATCTGCGACATTCCTAAAGAGAAATATCAGGAAGCATGGGAGGCACTACATGCCTAGTCAACACGCGATTTTATCAGCCAGTGGGTCCAATAAATGGATTCACTGCCACCCTTCCGCAAGACTGGAGGAACTATTCGAAGAAAAGCCAAGCGTCTACGCAGCAGAGGGAACCGAGGCCCACAGTGTAGCAGAACAGAAACTCCGTAACTGGCTCGAGGGACACCCTCGAAAAAAAGTAAAAGCTGCAACAGGAGAAATGGACGAGGCTACAAACTTCTATAAAGACTATGTTCTAGAGGTATATAACAAAGAGAAAAAGAAAAGCGATATTGCGGATCTTTTTATCGAGGTACAAGTCGATTTGACTCCATGGATTCCGGAAGGATTCGGAACAAGCGACGCTGTAATCGTAAGCAATCACACGCTCCACGTTATCGATTTTAAATACGGAGAAGGCGTCAAGGTAAATGCCCCACACAATCCGCAGCTTACCATTTACGCCGCAGGAGTTACGGCCCTATATGACTGCCTATACGATTTTGAAAAAGTTCAGCTTCATATCGTACAGCCTAGACGCGATCACATCAGCACCTGGGAACTTACTACCGAAGAACTGGCGGACTGGATGGAGAATGTAGTTAAACCAGCTGCAAAAGAAGCCTGGAACGGAGAAGGAGAACGGCAAGCCGGAGACTGGTGCAAGTTCTGCAGGGCAAAGGGAAACTGTAACGCACGCGCTGCCAGGATGAAAGCAATCGACGAAAGATATCAGCGCATGTGCGGAATGCTTCTAACAGATCAGCAAATCGCGGAGCTTTTGCCAGAACTACCTGGACTTATTGACTGGGCCAAAGAGGTACAAGAGTTCGCACTGGATCAGGCGCTAAAAGGAACACACTACGAAGGATATAAAGTTGTAGAAGGAACAAGCCTAAGAAAGATTACAGATGAGTCTAAGGCATCTGAAGCACTTCAAAACGCAGGCTTCGACTACAACCAGATCATGACAAAGCCAAAGCTTCAGACTATCACGGCTCTAGAAAAATTAGTCGGAAAGAAAGACTTCGCAGAAATCGTTGGTGAATATATCGAGAAGCCGCAGGGAAAACCTACATTAGTGCCAGTAAGCGACAAACGCCCAGAGCTTGGAAATGTAGCAAATGATTTCAAAGACGGAATCGATTAAAGATTTGGATGAAAAGATGGTCCGCATCCGAGCCGAGATTCGAAACAGTAAACCAGGACCACACAGAAACGATCTAAAGCGACAGCTTAAAAACGTAATGCGACAAAGAGTAAAACTAGGAGGAACAGAAAGATGTCACAAGTTAAAACAAAATTAGTAAGATTCTGCTATTGCCATTTAGCAGAGCCACGCGCAGTGGTAGAAGGCCAGGACAAGAAGTACAGCCTTAATATTCTAATCGACAAGGAAGACAGGGAGACGTTAGCACGTATCCAGAAAGCCTACGAGGAAGCTGTACAAGAAGGAATTGAGATGTTCGGTCAATCCTTCAAGGGAAAAGTTACACCGCTAAAAAAAGCGCCAGGAGTTGGTTCAAGAGGTATAATCACTGACTGCGACGCAGACGAGAAATTCAGCGCGCCAGAATTCAAGAACAAATACATGCTATCCGCTAAAAGTAACAGACCTGTGTCTGTAGGCTACCGTAAAAATGGAGTTACATACGCTTACTCCTCTAAAGAAGAAATCGAGGAAAATGTATACTCCGGATGCTATGGAGCTATCAATTTAAATCTGTACCCATTTAATACAGTAGGAACAGGAATCGCTGCAGGACTTAACAGCGTTTTAAAAGTAAAAGACGGAGAACCATTAGGCGGACACTCAAGTGTAACAACCGACTGGGCAGACGCTTCTGAGTTTGACGAGGAAACCGGAAGCGACGACCTAAGTGCCTTATTGTAAGCCCATACTGCATATCGACCTGGAGACCTACTCCAGCGTCGACCTTGCAGCCTGCGGGGTTTATAAATACGCAGAGAGTTTAGACTTCAAAATACTTCTATTCGGATACGCCTGGGGCGATGATCCAGTAGAAGTTTTAGATTTAATGGAAGAAGATCTGCCTTTTTCTTTAGTATCCGCACTAGCGGATGAAAATATCACGAAGGTGGCACACAACGCAAACTTTGAACGAGTATGCCTAACAAGATACGTCAAGGATTACGCGAAGCGAGATATTCTAGGAGACGCCGTGAAAAAGAAACTAACAGAGGATGGATTCCTACCACCAGAACAATGGCAGGATACCATGGTCCTGGCCGCAGAGAATGGCTACCCTGCCAGTTTAGGGCAGTTAGGCCCCGCGCTAGGAATAGCAGAGGACAAAGTAAAGTTGGCCACAGGTAAAAGATTGCTCCAGTATTTCTGCAGGCCTTGCAAACCAACAAAAGCCAACGGCGGAAGATGGAGGAACCTACCGGAACATGATCCGGAGAAATGGAATCTTTTTATAGAATACAACAGAAGAGATGTTGAATCTGCTCGAGCTATTTATAACAAGCTAAATAACTTGATACCTGTATCTGACCAGGAATGGGAAAACTGGCACAGAGACCAGAGGATAAACGACAGAGGAATACACGTAGATAAGCGGATCATAAAAAACGTTCAGTCCTACAGTTTAGAGCACAGCATGGATCTTCTGGATGCAGCAAGATACATCACAGGCCTAGAAAATCCGCAAAGCGTAGCACAGCTAAAAAAGTGGATCCTTGACCAGGAAGGACGTGACGTCGAAAGCTTGAACAAGGAAGCCGTAAAGGACCTTCTAAAAGGCACGCTAAAGCCAGAAACAAGAAGAGCTCTAGAGATAAGACAAGAGCTCGGGAAAACAAGCGTCAAGAAGTATGACACATTCCAGAGAGCATGCGGAGAAGACGACCGCATCAGGGGAACCTTTCAATTTTTTGGAGGTAGAACCGGAAGATGGGCCGGACGCTTGATCCAACCGCAGAACTTCCCACGGCCTAGCTTTGACGAGGTAGACGAGCCAAGAACACTCGTGAAGGAAGGCAACTTCGAACTTTTAGAGCTCATCTATCCAAGCATGAACGATGTATTTGCTACGATTCTAAGAACAGTGATCACACCGCCCGAAGGCAGCAGCTTTATAGTAGCCGACTACTCAGCCATAGAGGCTCGAGTGATTGCCTGGCTTACAAGAACGACATGGCGCCAGGAAGTATTCAAGAACGGCGGAGACATCTACTGTGCATCAGCTAGCCAGATGTTCGGGGTACCGGTAGAAAAGCACGGAATCAACGGACACTTGAGACAAAAGGGAAAGATTGCCGAACTTGCCCTTGGCTACGGAGGTGGAACGGCCGCACTGGAAGCCTTTGGAGCTAGTAAGATGGGGCTAAGCCCAGAACAGCAGCAAGAGATTGTGACGAAATGGAGACGGGCGTCGCCAAAGATCAACGATTTCTGGCACATATTAGAAAGAGCCTTCAAGGATGCAATCACAGATGGAAAAGTCACAACCATGGACCGAAATATGCGTGTATTCAAAAGTAATGGAAACGTTTATATTCAACTACCAAACGGGCGCATCATAGGTTACGTTAGCCCACGAATCAAGGATGGCCAGGTATCCTTTTTAGGATTGAACCAGACAACACGAAAATGGGAGTGGACCAACACCTGGGGCGGAAAGCTAACAGAGAACGTGGTTCAGGCTATCGCTCGAGACTGCCTATGCGAAACGCTAAAAGGCTGCGACGAGATCGGAGCTAAGACAATCATGCACGTTCATGATGAAGTGATCTGCGAAGTACCGACGGAAGAAAAAGAAACAAAATTCAAACAACTGCTAGACGTAATGGCTAAGCCGATCAGCTGGGCGCCAGACTTGGTTCTAGTAGGAGATGGATTTATATCCGATTATTACAAGAAGGACTAAAACATGAAAATAGATAAACAAAATTTAATTATAGCCTTGATCTATATCACCGCAGCACTGATTCTCCTAAATATTTTGAAGGAAGTCGGCTTAGATATAGCACAAGCGCCAAGGCTAGGAGGATAGAACATGAGTATTAAATGGACACAGCAGGAGGACAACCTTCTAAAGCAGCTAGACGCCCTGAGCTATAGCAGCTCAAAGATTTATAAAGAATACGGATCAATATTAAAGAACCGAAGTCAAAATGCTATAGCTCTTCGTCTAAGCTATCTACGCAAACCACCCGAAGAAAGACGGAAGGAAGACATGGCCAGCTTCGACAATGCGGACATGCTAGAAAAAGCAATCAACCAGATGGCGGACCGCATCTGCAACAGACTAGACAATATCGCAAACGCTTTAGCCGTAGTCTGCAGATATATGGAAAACGATACAGAGGACGCCAGCAAGCGCGCTGAACGCACTACAAAGCTTCTAGAAGAAATCAAGGCCAATGGGACACTCCAGCAAGGAACACAGCAAAGTATCAAACATGAGCTTCAAAAAGCGGTATACCGGAGAAATATGAAATGAGTAACTACAAAAGAAAACAGAGAATCTTTTATATTCTAGCGGAAGAATAGACAGGAGGCTGAAGGATGTGCAAATAGCAACCTGCAAAAACAGAAAACAAAAGCAGTATTTCAACCAGGAAATGTCCTGGGATGAATTCACAAAAAAACTGCTCTTCACAACCAGAACGAAAGAAACGGTGGAAGAGTACAAGAACATGACGAAGGATCAGCAGTCTAATATCAAGGATGTCGGTGGATTCGTAGCCGGAGAACTAAAAGACGGAAGGCGAAACAATCAAAGCGTTCTATCACGTAGCATGATCACCTTAGACGCTGACTTCGCAGACAAAGACTTTTTAGACTTGATCCGAATAACGTGCGACTTTTGCAGCGTGATCTACTCAACGCATAAGCACACACCGGAAAAGCCAAAATATAGATGGATTCTGCCCCTACAAAGGGGTGTGACTCCGGAAGAATACGAGGCAATCGCTCGAAGGATTGCAAGTACTATCGGAATGGAATACTTCGACGACACGACCTACCAGCCAGCAAGAATGATGTTCTGGCCTAGCACCAGTAAGGACGGAGAATACATCTGTGAACAACTAGGCGACAGAAATGCATACCTGAACCCGGATGACATCCTGGCGCAGTACAGAGACTGGCATGACATCAGCTACTGGCCTCGATCTAACAGAGAGACAGAACTGCATCACAGCGATATAAGACACCAGGAGGACCCTTTATCTAAGTCCGGATGGATTGGCGCATTCTGTAGAGCCTACACGATCCAGGAAGCGATTGAGAAGTTCATACCAGAGGAATACACGCCGACAGAGGACCCGAACCGATGGACCTATACGAATGGATCAACAGCCGGAGGCCTAGTTATATATGACGATAAGTACGCCTACAGTAACCACAACACAGACCCGACAGGGCAGCAGCTATGCAATGCCTATGACCTTGTAAGGATACACAAGTGGCCAGACGATCCAGCAAGCACAGAATACATGCTCGAACTAATGGAACACGACGAGGGCACCAGGAAGCTGCTTATAGATGACAAGAAAGAACAGATTCACGAGGACTGGGACGACTTCAAGGACGACAGTGCGAGGGGTTCGCAAGGGGTAGAGGACAGTAAAGAAGAAGTAAACGAGGACTGGCTGGATGCCATGGACATGGACAAGAAGGGAAACTTCAAGCCAACTACAGACAACATAGTCCGCATACTTTTAAATGATCCAAAGCTTAAAAATGGGGTTGGAGGCAATGACCTATTCGGACAGAAACCCGTCAAGAAGGGAAACCTTCCATGGTGGAACTACAATCCATGTGACCCAACCTGGACGGATACGGACGACGCAAGCTTCAGATACTATCTAGAAAAGAAATACAACATTGTCGCCAAAGGAAAAGTGGACGACGCTATAGCCTATGTTCAGGAGAGAAACAGCTTTCACCCAGTACGTGACTATCTAGACACACTAGAGTGGGACGGTATACCAAGACTAGACACGCTATTTATAGATTATCTAGGAAGCGAGGACTCGGAGTACAGCAGAGCGGTCGCAAGGAAAGCCTTTACCGCAGCCGTGGCCAGAATCTACACACCAGGATGCAAAATGGATTATATGCCGGTACTCGTAGGACATCAGGGTATAGGAAAGAGCCACATGCTAAGCATCATGGGCGGGGATTGGTTCTCAGATTCAATCACAACAATTTCAGGGAAAGAAGGATATGAGACACTCCACGGATCATGGGTTATTGAGTGGTCCGAATTATCTGCAGCCAGAAAAGCCGATATCGAGTCCATGAAGCAGTTTATTAGTAAAAGGGATGACCGATACAGAAAAGCCTACGCAAGAAGGGTTACGGATAATCCAAGGCAGTGCGTGTTCTTTGGGACCACAAATGATGATGAATTCCTAAGAGACTACACAGGAAACCGAAGATTCTGGCCGATCAACACGGATATATCAAAGGCAAAAAAGACTGTGTTTGATGATCTACCAAAAGAACGAGACCAGATCTGGGCCGAAGCCAAGCAAAGATTCAAGGACGGAGAAAAGCTATTCCTTCAGGGCGAAGCTTTGACAGGAGCCGAACAGATGCAAAAAGAGCACACGTTTACCAGTGTCCGAGAGGACATGGTCCGGGACTATCTAGATAGAAAGCTACCGCGAGATTGGTATGACATGGATCTTTATGCAAGAACCCAGTGGTTGGAAGACCCGAAAAACGAGGGAACAGAGGAACGAGGACAAGTATGCCTGCTAGAGGTATGGTGCGAAGTTTTGAATGGATCAAAGAACAAATTTACACCCGCGGACCAAAGAGAACTCAAGGCGATCATGGAAAGTTTAGGGTGGATCAGGGCAAGAAACCCGTTGAGATTCGGCGGGATTTACGGACGCCAGAAAGCCTACATTAGGCCAAAAGAGGCGCACAAGTACAGCCAGTAACCTGGCAACGCTGACAACGCTGACAACGCACTCAGAAAATCAAGGTGGCAACGCTGACAACGCTGACAACGCACTCAGAAAATCAAGGTGGCAACGCTGACAACGCTGACAACGCACTCAGAAAATCAAGGTGGCAACGCTGACAACGCTGACAACGCACTCAGAAAATCAAGGTGGCAACGCTGACAACGCTGACAACGGTTAAAATGATAGAGCGTTGCCGGGCTAAGACCGCATAAAATAAGGAGCTAAGCTACTTCTGACAACGGTGACAACTATAAATTATCTAACTTAATGAATATATAATATATAGCGTAATACAGTACAAGCGTGTGTATATACGCGCGAGAAAATATAGTATATATATATAAAGTTTCTGGAGCGTTGCCTTTGATACCGCGTTGCCACCCCTAAAAATCAACTAGAAAAGGAGACACAGAAATGTCAATTATCATAGCTAAAAACGAAAATCTTATACATCACACATCTAATAAGCAAATCAACAACGAAACAATGGACCGGTACGGAATCGAAAGGCAGAGCCTGGTCGCTATGGAAGAACTATCAGAACTACAAAAGGCAATTTCTAAACTGGTACGCAATCCGGAAGAAAAAACAAAGCCATTAGAGTTCAAAGGTCTAAAAAATAACCTGATCGAAGAAAGGGCAGATGTATTGATTTGTATGGATCAGCTAATCAATTTTTATAAGATTGATCGTAGTGAGATTCAAGAACTTATTCAAGCAAAGCAGGAAAGACAAGCTAAAAGGCTAGAGGAGGAGTAAAGCATGAAAGAAAATAGAATGTATATCAAGTGCGACCGATGCGGAAAAGAAACATCAGTCGGAATCGAAAAGAGCAAGATTGAAAACGGAAAAACAATCGAAACATGGAAAGGACTTCCAGACGGATGGATCACAACAATGGACAATAAAGATTTGTGTCCAGAATGCGCCGAGCGGTACCGCGAACTTCGAAAGAAGTTCTTCCAGAAATGATAGAAAATCAAGTAGAAAATTACCTGATCAAAAAGGTATCAGCGCTAGGCGGTAAAGCCTGGAAGCTTGTAAGCCCAGGAAACGCAGGCGTGCCAGATAGATTGATCACCTATAATTCAAAGGCTTTCTTTGTAGAAGTAAAAAGGCCAGGCGGTAAGCCCAGAACCCTACAAAAAGCCACAGTAGCCCAAATACGGGCAACAGGTATGAAAGTATACTGCATCAGCACAAAAGCCCAGGTGGACGAATTAACAAATCTGATGCGGTCTGGAATCATACCGGAGGAGCGACACTTTGACAGAATTTAAACCTCATGACTATCAAAAGAAGGCTATCAACTTCGGACTGGATCATAAGAAGTGTGGCCTTCTTCTCCCTATGGGAGCCGGAAAGACCGTAACCACGCTAACGATCATCAGCCTTCTAAAACTAATCGACACAGAAAAAGTTCTGATCATAGGCCCTGTGCGCGTAATAAAAAGCACGTGGCCGGAAGAAATAGAAAAGTGGAGTCACACTAAGGACTTGAGCTATTCAATCATAGCAGGCATTCCAAAGCAACGTGAGAAGGCACTGCAACAAAAGGCAGACATTTATCTCATAGGCAAAGAGAACGTTACCTGGCTAGTAGACAACAAATACTTTGACTTTGACATGGTAGTGATTGATGAATTATCAACTTTCAAGAATCCAAAAAGCCAGAGGTTTAAAGCACTAAGAAAAGTTATGCCACTAGCTGACAGATTTATAGGTCTAACCGGAACACCAGCACCGAAAGGAATTCCGGATCTTTGGAGCCAGATATATTTGATTGACCAGGGAGAAAGATTAGGTCGAACACTAACTCAGTTTCGAGAAAGATATCTAATTCCAGGAAGAAGAAACGGGATGATCATTTATGACTGGAAGCCACAACAGGATGCCGAGGAAAGAATCTACAAGAAAATAAGTGACGTATGCATGAGTCTGGATCAGGCAGACTGCGCCAAACTTCCACCGGTACAGTACTTAAAAAAATCAATCGAACTACCACAAAAAGCAATGACAGAATACCACGCTTTCAAACGTGAGAAGGTTCTGGAACTAGATAACAACGAATCACTGCTAGCAGCCAACGCTGGAGTGCTATGTGGTCAGCTTCTACAGATGACATCAGGAGAAATCTATAAACGCGATCAGCTAGGAAATAAGCTCGAAGAAGAAGCAACCCTTCATGCGGCTAAACTTGAGGCACTAGACGACTTGATCGAATCCGCGAACCAGAATCCGGTGATGGTGTTCTATTACTTCAAACACGAACTAAAACGAATCACGGAGCATTTGAAAAAGCAAAAAATTGAAGTAAGAAGTCTAAGCAACGAGGACGACGTTCGAGACTGGAACGATGGAAAGATAGACGTGCTGCTTTTGCATCCAGCAAGCGCAGGGCACGGACTTAACCTTCAGCGTGGTGGACATGTCGCAATCTGGTACACACTTCCAAACTGGAACCTTGAACTGTATCAGCAGGCAAATGCCAGAATTTACAGACAAGGACAGAAACAAAACGTGACAATTTATCAGATCATAGCTAGAGGCACAGTAGACGAGGACATGCTGGATGCACTAGAACACAAGAACATAACACAAAAAGCCTTAATCGAAGCTTTAAGGAGGTAAAATATGACTTATGACGAATTAATTCCAGAACTAAAAACGGTGCGCTACTGCTGCCACCGTTTGATTGAATTGAATCAGGAATTGGAGGTACTAAACCACCAGACAACAGGCCTTGCAAAGTCTGGAGGAATCGAACTGACTGCAGAACAGAAAAGAAGCAAGTGGCCTATGCCAACATATCAGCATCAGTACCACAGCCCGCTCGGGCTATTCGAGGAAATATCAGCCAAAGAACAAGAACTGCATCACTTCCAGAAAAGGCTGATGGACTTAAGATGGACAGAACTTCTCGATTTGCAAGATCAGAACATTCTATGGGATCTGTACGTTCATAGAATCAAGGCTGTTGACGTTGCGGAGAAATACGGATATACAAGACAAGGGATGTATAAACATCTAATGGCAGAGGTAAAAAATCTGACAAAAGACTGAAGAGTTTACACTGTAAACCGCTTTCGGGTGGTATATTAGTACTTGTAAAAGAGGACCGGTAGAAAAGGGCCCTCTTTTCTTTTACCCGGAGCGTCCTCCTTTATAAAAAACGAGTGCTTTCCAGACAACGTCAAACGTCAGCTACGACAAATCATGGACATTAATTTTATTTTCTTTTCAGCGCTCCGGGTAATCATAGACAACAAAGAAGCAGACACAGCTTCTTTTTTAATACAACAGAGGTGAACACACATGAACATTACAGACATAAGAACATGCGACCTGAAGCCTTACGAGAACAACCCACGACTCAACGAAGATGCCATCGATTTAGTCGCAGCATCTATAAACGAGTTCGGATTCAAGCAACCGATTGTGGTGGATAAAGACCTGATCATCATTGCAGGACACACGAGATGGAAGGCAGCACAAAAGCTAGGCCTTGAGACTGTCCCATGCATCCAGGCCGACGATCTAACGCCAGCACAGGTGAAAGCCTACCGATTGGCAGACAACAAAGTCGCGGAAGCCGCACAATGGGACCTTGATGCTTTACAGTTTGAACTGGAAGAGCTAGACAACATGGACTTCGATATGGAGCCTTTCGGATTTGAGACAGAAACCTTCGACGAACAAATCGCAGAGGACGACAACTTCGAGCCAGAGATCCCGGAAGAGCCAACAACCAAAAGAGGACAATGCTGGATGCTAGGAAGGCACAGATTAATGGTCGGAGACAGTACCAAACGCCAGGATGTAGAAAAGCTTTGCAGCGACGCTACCATGGATATGGTCGTAACTGATCCACCGTATAACGTAGCACTAGGACAGCATATGAGACCTTCAGAGGCTAAGCAGCTACACCGAAGAACAGACGGACTGGTCATGGATAACGACTCATGGGAAGACGACGAGGGCTTTATCGAGTTTTTAAAAGTAGCCTTCGAGAACATGACAGAACAGCTCAAGGCTGGCGGAGCCTTCTACATTTGGTACGCATCCATGCAGAGCAAGAACTTTCTGGAAGCAGCAGAACGCGCAGGCCTAAACATCCGACAAACATTGATCTGGAACAAGAACACATTCGCACTGGGCCGCCAGGACTACCAGTGGAAGCACGAGCCATGCCTTTACGGATGGAAAGATGGCGCAACCCATTACTTCGTCAACACTAGAAACCTTGTAACCATACTCGAAGATACAGAGAACCTGGACATTGACCACATGAAGAAGGACGAGCTTAAAGACCTTCTAAAATCAATCCTGGGGGGGTGCAAGGACACAACGATTCTGGACGAGAAGAAGCCCACGAAATCCGATCTGCATCCAACCATGAAACCAATTCCACTGATTGCAAGACAGATCAAGAACAGCAGCCGAACTGGAGAAAACGTATTGGACCTATTCGGAGGTTCAGGCTCCACGCTTATGGCTTGCGAACAGCTAGGACGGAGGTGCTTCATGATGGAGTATGATCCACACTATGCCGATGTAATTATCAAGCGCTGGGAAGATTACACCGGAGAACAAGCGGAGTTAATCGAGGATGCCGGCTAAGGGATTAGCTGGACGTACAAAAAGCGAAGCGGCAAGACAGCGCAAAGACCCAATGCAAAACCTGAAGCCTTTCACAAAAGAGAATGCGGCAGAGATGGGACGCAAGGGCGGAGCCGCAAGCCAGAAAGTCCAGAAAAAGAAAAAGAAGCTGAAACAATGCCTGGCTGCAATCCTAGAGTTGGAGCCAGGCGACAAAAACAAAGAGAAGCTTATCAACATGGGACTGGAAGATGATGAGCTCAGCAATCAAATGCTTTTAGCAGTATCTATGTTCAACAAAGCCGCAAGCGGAGACGTAAGGGCTGCAGAATTCATTCGAGACCTAACAGGACAGCAACCAGTCACAAGTCTAGACAGAGCCAGAACAAAGCTGATGAATGCGCAAGCCGAACAGATCAAGAAACAAGGAGACCCTTCTAAAGAGCTTACTAAACTTGACCTTTTACTTAGAGCTATGGACACAGTAGCCGGAGACGATAGTGGAACTAACTGAGAAACAGAAAGAGTTCTGGAATCATAAACCGAGCCGCTGGAACATAAAAGAAGGGGCTACACGTAGCGGAAAGACATGGCTGGACTACTACATCATCCCGAAACGGATTCGAGCTATAGAGGGCCTTCCAGGCCACGTGTTCCTCATAGGAAATACAAAGTCGACACTTGAAAGAAACGTTCTAGAACCCATGCGAGAACTATACGGGCCAGAACTAGTTGGAAGAGTAAGACCAGACAACACGGTGCGACTATTCGGTCGTAACTGCTATGCAATAGGCGCAGACAAAGAAAGCCAGGTTACAAAGATACAAGGGGCCTCAGTAGCGTACTGCTACGGGGATGAAGTCGTAACCTGGAATAAGAAAGTATTTGACATGCTAAAGTCCCGTCTAGACAAGCCATATAGCTGCTTTGACGGAACATGCAACCCGGACAACAAGAACCATTGGTTTTTAAAGTTTCTAGAATCAGGAGCCGACATCTTCCGACAGAGATATACGATTGAAGACAACCCGTTTCTGCCGCAGGAGTTCGTGGAGAACTTGAAACTCGAATATCGAGGGACAGTCCTATACAACAGATACATACTAGGAGAATGGTGCAACGCGGAAGGGTTACTCTTTCCACAGTTTGCAGACAATCCAGACGAGTGGGAAGTCAAAGGAGAACTCCCACTTTTTAACATGATCAACATAGGCCTGGACATAGGTGGAACACGTTCACACAGTAGCCTGATCGTAACCGGAATCACGGCAGACCTTTCTGAGATTGTAACCTTTGCAGAACGTAAAGTCGTACACGCTAAAGGAACTATAGATGCCGAAAGACTTTGCACAGAGACAGTCGACCTGATCAGAGCTTTATGGATTCAGGGCTTCGTGGTATCCACAGTTTTTGTCGACAATGCCGAGCAGGTAATCCTGAACAGTATACGAGTAGCCGTACAAAGGGCAGGCTTCCCAACCAATGTGATGGATTGCCGCAAGATAGACGGAAAGACAAGGATTCTGACCTACAACATGCTGCTGAACCGACACAAGATGAAGTTCCAGGCAGTACCTATGGTGGTCGAAAGCTTGAGCACGGCCCTATACGATACAAAATCGAAGGAAGACAAGATTCTAGATGACTTTACAACCGACGTCGATACATTCGACGCCCATTTTTACAGCTGGTCGACATTCATGGACCTGATCACAGGAAGGAGTGCTTAAATGAAAGTTTTATTCACAATACTAAAGGACTTAGGATATCCTGTGAGCCAGGAAGTCCAAGACTACTACAATAAAATCCAATTCTGGAACGATTGGTGGAAAGGCTACGTTCAAGAATTTCATAAATACGAGATCAAGAACGAAAGTGGAAACAGTCGCCAAGTAAAACGCAAGCAAATGCGAATGGCTAAGAAAATCTGCGAAGACTGGGCCGATTTACTTTTGAACGATAAAACCAGAATCCTGGTAGAGTGCAATGAACATGGAACTGACGCCACACAAGAATTCTTGACCGGAGACAAAGAAGACCAGAACGGCGGAGTTCTAGGAAACAGCAAGTTCTGGAAGCTAGGAAACAAAGCAGTCGAGAGAGAATTCGCACAAGGCACTGTGTGCTTCTATTTGCAGCTTGTAAACCCAACAGTAAACAAAGGACAGCTGAGTGCCCAGAGCGTACAAATCAAAGCTATCAAGGACGCACAGAAAATCGTGCCATTGACCTATGACGAGGAAGATATCTCAGAAATTGCACTGGCTAGCGAGTACACACAAAACGGGGAGCGCTTTATGTACATCCAGGTCTTCAAGCAAGAGCAAGAAGGCTACCAAATCTACAATCATTACTTCAAAATCAACAACGTGGCAGGAGACGCTGTAGGCTATGAAAGAGTATCAGCACCAAATGGCGAAGCAATCAGTTACAAGCTGCCTTGTAAGCCTTTTGTAATCCTAAAGCCCAATATTGAAAACAACATAGCAGACGTGCCACTGGGGATGTCAATCTACGCAAACGCAATCGACATGCTAGAAAGCTGCGACTTGGCATACGACAACCTATTCATGGATACTTTGCTAGGAAAAAAGAAGGTTTTCATGGATCAGGCATTGTTCAGCATGAAGCCAACAGCCTACGCGCTAAACGATAAAGGTGAACGAGTACCAGTAAGGCAAGAACCAGATGTCGGTGCAACTTTGGAGAAATCTCTATATGTAAGTACAGGAACACAAGTAAGCCCAGACAAGCCTCGACTTTTTGAGGAATACAATCCAAGCCTTCGAGTGGACGAAAACAAAGAGAACGTTCAATTCAATCTAAATCTTTTATCAAGTAAATGCGGACTTGGGCAAAATAGATACCAGTTCAGCATCCAGAACATGACCACGGCAACTCAGGTTCGTGCAAGCAACAAAGAGCTAACAGAAAGCGTCTGGAAGCAGCGTATCGCAATCCAGGACGCCCTTACAGAGCTAACGAGATCCATTATCATTCTAGGCAAAGAGAAGTGCCACATATCCGGACTTGATCCAGACGTTCGCATCACAATTCAATTTGACGACACTATGTTTTCAGACGAGGAAGCGGAACGCCTAAGAATGCTTCAGGAAATCTCGGCCGGCATCCTACAGAAATGGGAATATCGTGTCCGATACTACGGAGAGGACGAAGAAACAGCCAGAGAGATGACCGGAGAAACAGAGAACCCGGCAGACAGAATTCAAAGTACGTTCTTCCCGCAAGAGGGAACACAAATCGAAGAGGGGCCAGAGGGTGAAGCTTAATGCTAGAACCGAACTACCTGCAAAACGTAGGTGACGACCTAGAAAAGCTATATCAGGAACTGGCCACAGAAATACTGGTGGACATAGCGGAGCGGATCAAGATGAATCAGGACGCTATGACAAGCACAACGGAGTATTTAAACAACAAGCTAAAACAACTCGGTTTGCAGCAAGACTGGATTAACAAAAGACTAGCTGAGATACTTCACACTTCCGAAGAAGAAGTCGACCGGATCATGCAACAGAGCGCATATAAAAGTATCCGCGACACATTCGACAGACTAGAGGCTGGAGGATACGACACAAGTGGCTTAGAATTTTCGGATCAAATCAAAAAAGGAACATCAGCACTGTGGGGAGACATCCAGAACCTTACAAGGACCACAGCTCAATTGGCTAGCGACACTTTTATGAGATACTACGACATGGCATATCTTCAGGTATCAAGCGGAGCTTACTCACTAGATCAAGCAACTGCAAACACGATAGACAAGCTATGCAGAGAAGGCCTAACAAAAGTATCCTATCCAAGCGGTGCTCAACGATCAATCGAGGCGGCCGTTCGATTGGCAGTACGAACCGCAGTAAACCAGAACGCCCTGGCTTGCGAGAAATCGGTCATTGATGAGCTAGATATAAATCTAGTACAGACAAGTGCCCACATGGGAGCCAGACCAAGCCACGCAGCCTGGCAAGGAAAAGTGTTCTGGGTAAACTATCCGGAAGGAAATTACGAGAACTTTTATGAGGCCACAGGATACGGAACAGGCGCAGGACTTGGTGGATGGAACTGTAGGCATTCATTTACTGCATACTTTCCAGGAATAAGCGAAGATTACAACAAGCCTGTAAATCCTAAAGAAAATGACAGAATATATCAGATGGAACAAAGGCAACGCTCATATGAAAGAAATATGAGAAAGTGGGACAGAGAGCGCCGTGTGAAAGCTGCAGCAGGGCTAGACACGACGAAAGAAGATTACTGGTATAAATACAACAAGATGAAGCTGAAAGAGCTTGTGGACGCTTCTAAGGGCAAATTAAAGAGGGATTACTCAGCAGAGAAGATAGGCGGAACAAAAGGCAGACCTTACAAACCTGTAAGAATACCGAAGAAATGAATTACAACTAAGGCTTATACAGAGGTAAAAAACGATGGTGAAAATTCGAAAGTTAAAGTGATCAAGCTGAGCAAAAAAGAAGACTTGACAGGATACAAGATGGACTTTGCGTCAAAACAAGATAAGCACTATCAGGGTACAAAGCAGTATAAAGATTCAATAAAAGTAGGGAAGTATCCGTCATACTTTACAGTTTCAAGGGAAGAGCTAAAAGAAATCATTCTAAAATACGCGCAAACGGGTATTAATCAATATGATAAGAATCAGGACTGGCAAAACTGCGAAACAATACTAGACTGTGACAAGGTAATAGGGTATGCTGTAAATAGAGATACAGGTGCCAAAATAGAAACAAAATACTTCCGAGTCCATTATTCAAAGGATAAGGGGTTTCATGCAGTACCTGAGTTTCCTTCGAAAGGGGTATTAAAAGAATGAAAACACTAACCAAAGATGAATTCATGGAAGCCTGGAGCCTTGAAAAATCCCGTGTGATATTTAACGACGGAGACATTGTAGAAGGATGCTCAGTTTTTATTTCAGACGTTGACAGCTTTAACGACGTAGACGAAATAGAGATATATACAAAAGACGGAGGGTGCATCCTTGAACCTTTGTCAAAAGTAAAGGAAATAATCGAACTGGATTAGGAGGCAGAACATGTCGGAAGACTTCAGAACGATATACAAAATTCTATCAATTCTGCAAAAATCAATGGACTATGAGGTCGTAGACATCCGAAGACTTTCAGCGGACAACCTAGACATCACAGAGCCAAAGAGAAAAGCACTTCTAGGCATGCTACTGAAAAACGGGTATGTTGAGGGCTTCCAGGTGATCCAATACATAGGAGACCCAACACCAAGCATTGAAGGGCTAGAGGGTATCCGAATAACACTAAAGGGACTAGAATACCTAGAAGAAAACAGCTTGATGCAGAAAGCCGCAAGACTAGCAAAAGGAATTGCGGAAGTACTATAGAACACAACTAAATAAGGACAAGAACCGTGCTAGGAATGGCGCGGTTTTTATTATGCCCTAAGCACGGCATATAAAAGGCTTGAATACCCCTCGGCACGGGATATAAAAGGCCGGACTCGATACTGGAGTGAACCAGATATAAAAAACGCAGGAGGACAAAAATGGAGTTTTTAAAAGAAATCTTAGGTGAGGAATTGTACGCACAGGTTGCAGCTAAGCTAGAAGGAAATAAAGACGTAAAATTAGCGAACCTTGCCTCAGGAGACTACGTCTCGAAAGCAAAATACGAGAGCGACATGCAAGCCAAAGAAACGCGCATTCAAGAGCTTACACAAAGCGTCAAGGATTTTGACGGAGTGGATGTAAAACAACTACAAAAAGATGTCAACGACTGGAAAACAAAATACGATCATGACTTGGAAGAAACAAAACGTGACAGCGCAATTCGTTTAGCTATCGCAAAATCTGGAACCTTATCTGAAAAGGCCTTGATGGGATTACTAGATAAAGACAAGATCAAGTTTGATAAAGACGGAAAATTAACAGGACTTGACGAACAAATCGAAGCTATCAAGAAAGAGGACGGCTTCTTATTTAAGGCGGCAGAGCCAGGCAAGCCAGAAGGTGACGATGTAGAACTTGGTGGAGATCACGGAGGAAGTTCGAAACCAGAGGCACCAACAACTCTAGCCGACGCAATTTCAGAATACTATAAAAAATAGGAGGAACTAAAAGATGCCAATTACATTAGAGCAATCAAAAGTCGGTTTAGCCGATCACGTAGACCAGCAGGTCATTGACGAGTTCCGCAGGGACTCTTTTATTTTGGATCGTTTAACTTTCGATAATGCAGTATCACTAGGAACAGGTGGCTCGACATTAACTTATGGCTATTTACAATTAAAAACACCGTCAGTGGCTGAAGGTCGTAAATTGAATAGCGAATACACAGCAGGAGAAGCAGTAAAGACTCAGAAAACTACAAACTTAAAAATCTTCGGTGGAGCCTACGAAGTAGACCGTGTATTAGAAGATACAGCAGCAAGCTCAGAAATTGCATTCCAATTAGCTCAGAAAATCATTGCAGTAAAGAATAAATTTCACTATGACTTCATTAACGGAAAGTCAACAGCCAAAGGAACTGCTGCAACAGATAACACAAGCTTTGATGGTTTGGATGTATTAGTAAAGGGAACAAATACGGAAGAGAAAAACGAAGATGCAGTCTTTGATTTGTCGACAGCAGCAAAGATCAAAGAAAACGCAGACGCATTTACTTTTGCATTGGATTCTTGGCTATCAACTTTCTCTGTAAAACCAGACGCTTTACTAGTAAACCGCAAGACAGCTACTGTTTTAAAAACAGTCGCTAAAATGCAAGGATACTACACAAGATCAGAGAACAGCTTCGGGCAAGGAGTAGACAACTACGACGGAATCGCAATCGTTGACATGGGAGAATACTACAATGGAACTAAAACGGTGATGTGTGTACCTATCGACGACTCAACAGGAACAACAAGCATTTACGCTGTAAAATTCGGATTGGATGCCGTGCACGCAGCAAGTCCAAAAGGACAGAAAATCATTCGTCAATATATGCCAAACTTAAGCGAACCTGGAGCCGTTAAAAAAGGAGAAGTAGAAATGATTGCTTCTATCGTTTCAAAAGATACAACAAAGGCCGGTGTATTCCGTAATGTACAAGTAGCTCCTGTCGCAATGTAAGGAGATAAAACATGATCCTAAGCTTTGAGGAATACACAGCCTTAGGTGGAATGCTACTGGATGAAGTAGAATACGCACAGATAGAACCAAGAACCGAAAGCCTTCTAGAATCCTACATTCGGGAGAAAATCCCATACTGGAAGGTTCAGAATTTGGAAGACTACGACATGGACCTAAAAAAAGCAGTCCTATACCAGATTGACTTCATAGAAGCACATGGCGGCATGGACTGCTTCGTAGGTTCTAGCGATATGAATTTTACAGGCGCAACCACAAGCGGTTTCTCGTATTCCGTAGATAATGCAAAAACGATAAGGTTCCATGACATACCCTTATCAAGCCTAGCAGTATCAGAGCTCGACTACCAATTACTCAAAGCAGGACTAGCCTGCCAGGCGGTATGGTAAAAAGCCCGAGATGGCTTAGGCCGCATACAATAAAAGTCATGAACATTCTAGGAGAAGAAAACCTGGAAGAAACTACGTCAACAGTAACGGTCCAACACGTAAAGGTTTCCAAGACAAAAGCCCGGACTTATGGACAGACGGGTGCCAGTAATTCCGATACAATTCTCATAACGATAGACGTGAACGATTATAAGGCGGACAAGGTTCTAGTTCCCCCTTCAGAATTTAAGACGCCAGACAAGCAGTTCACGCTCAGAACCGGGGACCGTATCAAAGTACACGGCGACATTTACGAGATCACAAATGTGAATATTCTAAATCCCTTGAGAAATACGCCGGAATTCATAGAGGTAGCATGTGAGTGAGTATCATCTAAAAGTTATAGTCGATATCCCGGTGGCACAGCTACAGGCCCGAGGAACGAAAGCGCTCCGACGGTCCAGATTGAAGCTGAAGCAGCTTATCGTTCTAGACACGAACAAAAACGTGCCTATCGGAAAAGGAACGCTGAGAACATCAGCTTTAAGATGGGCGGCACAGGATAACGATTGGATCATATGGGACACACCATATGCACACTTCCAACATACAGGAAGAGTTATGATCGGGGCCCATAGCCATAACCCATGGGCTAGACACGGAGAAACAAAAGTCTATACAGCTCGAAATTTGAGCTATAGACAAGGAGGTTCGGAGTGGTGGCCTAAAACTTTGAAAGCAAGAAAGACTGCCTGGATGGAAGGCGCTAAAAAGTTTTTTAAGGAGGAATTCAGATGAGTGAAAAGAAGATCATAAAGCTGGAAGACGTAAAACAGATCGAAGATGGGCTGTATAGCTTTTTTTCTTCAATCAATATCAACAACATACCGTGGTGCCTAGAGTACTTTAACGACTCCAAGCACACCGCCTTACTTTTCAAAAGCAGCGGATATACGGAAGAAATAGAACACTATCTGGGCGGTGGCTATAGAGCTACTTACCCATTTGAAATTTATATTCAAGCAAGCAGAAAGGACACGAAAGCACGCCTGGACTTGTCCAGAATCCTGTATGCAATAGTACAGGCACTCGCGGAAGAAGAGACGCAAGGTTTTCCAAATCTCGTGCTAGACGAAGCAAAACCGCAAGAGATCACGCTCACAACGCTACCTTCAGACTACACGGGAGAAGAGGCCACGCTTTCAACTTTCTACTGCTCTATGACATTAACTTACGAAAAGAAAGGAAGGTTTGAATAATGGCAGCAGCAGAACTACCTAACAGAGAATTAAAGGTCGAAGATAACCTACATTACGTCAAATTCCCAAGCTCAGATGGCTACGTTCTAGCCAGCAAGGGATTGACAAACTGGGAGCAAGCCTTGAACGCTACAACAGACGACGGGGTGCAATATATCGGAGAAGCGGGAAGCCAAAGCCAGGTTACAGGCTATGCGCCTACAGTAGCCTACGAGGGCCGAGCGTATCCAGGGGATGCATTTAACTACTGGGTATACTTGCAAGGTAAAGAACAGAGAGTCGGTTCTACTTTTGAAGAGATCGAAGTGGAAACGTGGAACGAGAAAACACCTAAGTCCGGGGACTTCGTAGCATATCAAAGAATCTATGAAGTGCAGCCAGATAACCCAGGAAGCGGAGAGGCCGGAGGCAAACTAATGTGCTCTGGAACATTTGCACAACAAGGCGATCAGGTACCGGGAACGTTTAACCTTAAGGCGAAAACATTTACCCCGGACAACGCTACAGAATAAAGCACTTAACAACATAAGGAGGACATCATGGAACTAAAGTTACAAAAGCAATTATTTAAAGATATCGAAATCGACGGACACAGATTCAGAGTCGATGTAAAGGACACTTCTAAAATCGAAGCCCTAGAAAATTGGGCAACTGAACAGAATACTCTTAGCAAATTCGGAAAAGAATCACTAGAGGACTGCCCTGCTTTGATTGATAAGATTCTAGGAGATGGAGCCTTTGAGACCTTATTCAAAGGATACGAAGGAAGCTCGGCACAGTTTGAACTTTGCTTCACATTGCACAGCATCTTCCAGGATGAATTTTTAAAGGATCAGCAGGCAAAAGTCGCAGAAGAAGAAAAGAAAAATCTGGACAAAATCGACAAGCTTTGCGAATCTATGGACAAGTTTAACAGAACATTAGAATACGCAGACAAACGATATGGAGGAAGAAATGCTATGGTTAGAGAGAGAAGATCTTCCGGAAAGCGTAGACGTTAACGGAACGATCCTCCCTATCTTTGCAGACTTTAGAACCTGGGTCCGAGTTGACAGCGTTATACAAGATAACGCAATACCAGAGGAACTGAAGCTGCCCGTTATTTGTGATCTAATAGGAATCAACCCGTTCGCTTTTAAAGGCGATCAGAAAGACCTATGGAATGCAATAATGGGCTTTTATTTTTGCGACAAAAAGCCTAAAGAGTCTTATGCCAAGACAAACGGACGACAAGGCTATCGGTTCGAATACGATATGGACCTTATATATGCAGCGTTTAGACAGCAGTACAATATAAATCTTTTAGACGCCAAGCTTCATTGGTTCGAATTCAAGGCACTTTTTAACGCTCTAAGCGACGATACTATGATCGTACGCGTTATTGGATACAGAACCAGAGACACTTCAAATCTAAAAGGAGAGGAAAAGAGTCGCGCGCAGCATCTAGAAAAGTATTACCGCCTGCCTGAGGACAAAGGACCAGAAAAGGAAAGAACACCGCAAGAAATAGAAGCAGAACTTCTGGCCAGATTAAAAACCTAGGAGGTTGAAAAAATGGCATCAGGAGCTGATGGAACAATTAAAGTCAAACTAGGACTTGACGACAGCGAATACAAGAGCGGCCTTAGCGGAGCGCATAAAAGTGCGGAAAGCTTCGCGGACAAAGTAAAGTCAACCTTCGTGGGCGCAACCGTATTCAAAGCCGCCAGCAAAGGTTGGGACTTAATATCTGGATCAATCGGAAAAGCAACCGCCCGATTAGATGCCATGCAAAAAGCTAAACAGGTAATTGGAGTTTTAGCAGGAAGCAGCAAAAAAGCTGCGAAGGTTGTAAATAACTTAAGTGATGCTGTAACGGATACCTCTTATGGCCTAGATATAGCAGCCACTTCAACACAAAAGCTGGCCACATCAGGACTAGGCTTAGATAAATCTACTCGAATGGTAAAGGACCTGATGGATGCCGTTTCTTTCTATGGAGACGGAACCAATGAAACCCTGGCCAATACAGTAGATGCAATCGCAAAGATGAACGCATCTGGAAAGATTTCTGCAGATCAATGGCAGCGTTTAACAGATGCAGGAATTCCTGTTTTAAAAATCTTTTCTGAAAAAACTGGAAAAAGTATGGCAGAAGTTTCGGATGCTTTTTCTAAAGGACAAATTAGTGCGCAAGAATTTAATGACACTTTAATGGACGCCCTAGAAAACGGAACGGAATCCTTTCCAGCTGTAGCAGGAAAAGCCAAAGAGATGGCCGGAAGCTTTGCGACAAGTTTCACGAACATGTCGGCACGTATCGCAATCGGTATAGCTAACATCATTACAGCGTTCAATGACTTTTTAGCGGATAACAGCTTGCCAACAATTCAAGAAATGATTGCAAACTTCGGGTCCGTAATCAAAAACGGATTAAATTGGATTGCAGAAGAAATACCGAAAGCATTGAACGCACTGAAAGATTTTTTCGCGCCAACAGCGGAAGCAATCAAAGCGGCAACAGAGAAGATTCAAGAGGCCTGGAACAGTGTACGAGAGACTATCGCGCAGAAACTAGACTCTAATGATTCCTTAGGCTTTGTAAAGAGCGGCTTAGAGAGAATCAGAGATATTCTGCCAATTCTTGTGGAAAAAGTTGGAGAGTTCGTCGCAGCTTTTATCGAGAAACTTCCGGATATTATAGACAAGGTACAGACCGTAGCAAATAAGATTCAGGAGCTAATGCCTTTAATTGCAGCCGTAGCCGGAGCCTTTGCAGCCTGGAAAGGAATCAAGGCTGTAAGTAATATCGCGAAAACAATCGGTGACGCAGGAAAGAAGATCAAGACATTCGGACATTTAGTATCACAAGGCTCTGGATTGATTGATGGCCTAGCCTACGCTGCATCATCAGGAACGGGCGTGATTGCAAGTATGGCCGAAGCCTTTACACTAGCAGGCGGAGGCATAGAAGGATTAAGCGCAGCACTTGCAGTGATCGGTGGACCTATCACACTGGTGGTCGTAGCTATCGGAGCACTAGTAGCCGCCTTCGTATACCTTTGGAATACAAGCGACAGCTTCAGAAATTTCTGGATTGGTGTATGGGACAAAGTAAAAGAGACCACGGGAAAAGTCGTAGATGCTATCGTAAATTTCTTTACAGTAACAATACCGCAAGCATGCCAAAGCTTTATTGACGCAGCACAGAACCTGGCTACACAAGTAGTTCAATTCTTTACGGTTACCATTCCAAACGGCGTACAAAAGCTTGTGACGAACATTCAAACGTTTTTCGGGACAACGATACCTTACTGGATCGGATACGCCGTAGGATACATTTTAGGAAAGTTCGTAGAGTGGGGCTTAAGACTTGTACAATTCGCAACGCAAGACATTCCGCAGTTTATATCGAAAGTAGTGGATTGGTTTAAACAGCTACCAGGCCAGATCTGGACTTGGCTACTAAACACAATCAACAAAACAGCTGAATGGGTAAGTCAGATGATCCAGAAAGCGATTCAAGCAGGGCGTGACTTTGTATCAAATGCGATCAATTTTATTTCACAATTACCTGGTAAAGTATGGACTTGGCTATCAAGTACAATCAGCAATGCTGCAAGTTTTGCAAGTCAGTTTGTACAGCAAGCGATTCAAGCAGGACAGAATTTCTTTAGCGGGATTGTAAACAAGGTAAAAGAAATACCTGGTCAGATGCTATCTATTGGCTCGGATATCGTAGGCGGTATTAAACGAGGAATCAGCAACGCATGGAGTGGATTGACTGGATGGCTTGGTAACATGGCCAAGGGCCTTATTGACGGCGTAAAAGGTGCCTTAGGAATCGGGTCGCCTTCAAGACTGTTCGCAGATCGTATTGGTAAATGGATTCCGGCCGGAATCACGCTAGGCGTAGAAAAAGCTATGCCAAAGGCTAAGGCCTTTATGGGACGCATGTCTAGTGATTTACTAGAAGCAGCTAACATGGACAGCCTAACTTCAAGATTGGCTTTAGAAGGCAATCCTGGAGGCCTAGGAAGCGGCTTAGGCAATACAGTCGTCTATCAAGTAGATCAGACTATAAATTCAGCGAAGGAGCTAAGACCTAGCGAAATCGCGCAAGAAACAGAAAGAATGGTTAGGAGGTTAGCATGGGCGTAACAGTAATATACACAAACAGCCTGGGGAAATCAGTTGAGTTCTCCGAGGCATCAGGCATCCGACTAACAACACTAGACGGAATCTCTAGGAATGAAATCAATTTATCAGAATCAAGCGTTTCAAATCAAATAGGGACAACGGTGTCCGGGGCTTCTATTGAGCCCAAGGACATCACCCTAGAGGGGCGCTTTAAATACAACGCGGACATTAGAAAAAAACTTCTAGCTGTAATCCTTCCTGGAGTATCAGCAACACTGCGTTATATCAACACAAGAGCTGGGGTCGATGTGTACTGGAAAGTTGAACCAAAAACGACGCCTATTATCACACTCAATGAAACCTGGCAAAAATTCCAGATTGTACTGAGGGCTCCATTCCCATACGCAAGACAAGCAAAGGAAACAAAGGTGACCTTCCAGAGATTGAGGTCGCTCTTTAAATTTCCTCGCTCTTTTTCAAATACAGAACCCTGGAAAATATCAGAGAAAATTCTGGGCCCACTGGTAACAGTCGATTATAAGGGGAGTATAAACACTGGTTTTCTTTTGACTATGAAAGCAGAAGCAAAAGTGAAGAATCCGAAAGTTCTAAACGTGTTCACTCAGGAATATATATCCTTCGGACAAGTAGCAGACCTAGAAATGAATATTGGTGACGTGCTAGAAATAAGTACTTTTGCAAACGAGCAATACTGCCACTTAATACGAAACGGAGAAGTAGAAAACATTTTCTGGATGACAGACTACGATTCCGAGTTTTTCCAGATTCGACCAGGAGAAAACGTACTGAAATATACGGCGGAGGAAAACCCCGGAAGCCTGGATGCACTTCTACGCTTTGAAGAAGTACTGGCAGGGGTATAGATATGCACTATTATGTTTACGACAGAGAAGGAAAACGACAAGGACCGCTCCAGAACATAACCAGCGTGCAATGGAACCCAAAATATTACGAAACAGGGAAAGCCGAGATTCATGTGGAATATACGGACTTCAATACAAGATATCTACAGAAATGGAACCGAATCGTTTGCAAGGAAAGAAACGAGATTCTCTTTATAGAATCCGTAGAAAGACTCGCAAAAGAAATTGTAGTACTTGGTCATATGGACAACTTGGAGGACCGCATAAACCTCTATACTTTGACCGTTCGAAATGTAGAACAATCGCTGCTCGGTAATTTTGAAAAGAACAAACGTGAGTTGGATATAGTAATCGGAAAGAGCACAGGCCTTCCCGGAAAACTTGAGAACGCATCCGACACAACATACGACACGCTCAGGACCATGGCTCAGAAATACTGCCAGCTAGTAGGCTACGGATACAGAGAAGTTCTAAAAGGGACTACACTGAATTACTTCGAAATCTACACAGGATCAACAAAGAACAAGCTGAGGTTTTCAGATAGACTCGGAAACCTAATCTCGCAAACTTTTATCGAGGATATATCAGGATATAAAAACTACGCTTACGTGTATGGCGAAGAATCTGGATCAGAACGAAAAAGTGTGATTGTGGATCTTCGAACAAAAGACGAGCCAAGAATGGAGCTATATGTGGATGCCCGAGATTTACAGTCTACATATACTGATGCATCAGGCAACGAGCAAACCTATACGGAAGAAGAATACAACAACATACTAAAAGAAAGGGGCCTCAATAAGCTAGCAGAGGCTAGAAAAGGCTCTTCTAAATTTGAATTTGAAATTGATGCGGACGACAAGAAGGCCGTCCTTCAAAAGAATTTTGACCTAGGAGACGTGATACCGTGTCTAAGCTTTAGATTCAATTTATTTACGTTTGCAAGAATAACAGGCCTTAAGTTTGTAGAAGAAAGCAACTTACAGACGCAGGTCACTCTTGAATTAGAACTTATAGAGGTTCAAGAAAGCGCAACAAAAATGAAAGGAGGGGGCTCATGACAGCATACCCTTTAGACAATACGGAGTATCTGGCAGAAGATCTGCGGATGTTCCATGCCGGGAGAACACCTGGCCTTTTTAATATCACCGGTGAAGACTTCAAAGTAAAAATTGCCGGCGGTATGAATATATCAGTCAGTAACGGGCTCGCCTTTTTAAAGACATCCAGCGACGGAATAGGTGGTATCGTTTACTCGCCTAAAGACGAAACTACCCTGACAGCTACCGTCGCTACAAACTACACTAGATACGACTATGTGGCCATTCGATATGATAAGATCAGCAATTCATGTGGTCTTGTATATCAGGAAGGAACGCAGTCAATGCCTACACCTATTCGAAATCTAGAACAATACGAGCTGATCATTGCGATTGTAGTTTTAAAGGCATCAGCTGGAGAAATCACGCCAGAAATGATTCAAGACGTAAGACTTGACGAAAACTACTGCGGACTAACGGTTGATACCTTAACGCGAGTACCAACACAAGAACTATACGATCAATTCCAAAGTTTCTATGAAAGAATCCAGAAAGAAAATGAGGACACTCAATACGCCAACGGCGAGAAATTCAGAAAATGGTTCGAATCTTTAGAAGAAACGCTTCAGGGTGAAGTCGCAACGGCACTAGCTGGCCGCATTCTAAACCTTGAGAATATGCTTCTAGATAATCACATTTATACGGAAGTCATGGCGGATGCAGACACAACATTAACCGACGAGGAAGGCACAAACATATTTGCAGACTGGAAGTATCAGGTTCAGTAGGTAAGATCATGAGACAAGGGACAACACCAACTCTGGTCATTCATACATCAGGACTCGAGCTAGAGAAACTAACAAGTCTATATTTAACGATTGAACAGAACGGGACTATTCTAACAAAAAGAATGGAAGACCTAGTGATTGAGGAAAATACTGTGGCCGTAACGCTAACCCAGGAAGAGACACTTCAATTTATACCTGGACGATATCAGGTACAAATTCGAGCTATCACCGAAGAAGGAACGGTCATAGCTTCCCCAATTCTAACCCGTCCTGTTTTTCCGGTTTTATATAAGGAAATCATAGAATGATAAAAGATGAATTTAATATCAATCTAGCCGAGGAAAACGAAAGCCTGGGGTTTGATTTAAAAGAGCAATACGTCGCAGGAACAAGTGACTACAACAAACTGAAAAACAAGCCAACTCTAAACGGTAAAGAGATCGTAGGAGCTATGGAAGAAGAGGACCCGACAGTTTCTGGATGGGCAAAAGAACCAACAAAGCCAAGTTACACGGCGGAAGAAGTAGGCGCAATAAAAAATGACGAGATCAAGGCGATCTCACTAGACGAGCTTAACAGCTTGTGGGAAGGAGTATAGACATGACTACAGAATATCTGGACAAGGCAGGGGCGACCCTACTGGTCCAAAAGACAAAAGCAGAATTAGCAAAGAAAGTTGATGCCGTAGACGGGAAAGTACTTTCAACAAATGATTACACTACAGCAGAAAAAAAAACAAGTTAGCTGGTATCGCATCAGGAGCTCAGGTTAACACGATCACAACGGTGAAGGTTAACGGAACAGCACTAACACCCGACGCCAGCAAAGCTGTAAACGTAACCACACCAACCAAAACCTCGCAGCTTACAAACGACAGCGGATATCAGACTGCGTCACAAGTAAAATCCGCAATCAGTACTGCGGTTGGTGAAATTACACAGATTTCATATAGCAAAGTAAGCTCATTACCTGCTACAGGAGCGACCGGTGTTATTTACTTAGTAGCAAATAAACATGGAACGCAGGACATCTATGATGAGTATATCTGGATGGCAGACTCAAGAACGTTCGAGAAAATCGGAACTACAGACATTGATCTAAGTGGATACGTAAAGAAGACTGATTTAACAGCAATCACGACAGACGAGCTGAACGCAATGTGGTCCGCAGCATAGGAGGTGAAAGCCTATGCTCGGTTTTAAAGATAGGGCAGCTATTAACTGGATCGTAACCAAGATAAAGGCGGTTACTACATCGCATAATAACCTAAATCAAATGGTGATGAATAACCACTTTACTACAAACTTGAACGCAACAAGTGCTCAATATTTAATTGATGAAAAAGGAAATACAATCTTAGCCGATTGGTCTTACGAGGTCGCAAGTGGAGAAGTCGGCACGGATTGGAAGTATAAAGTCAAGGAGGAATAACATGGGAAAACAAGTAACAGAATTAGAGGCATTGCCTAGCTTTACCGATACGAGTTTATTGCCTGTGCATAATGGCGCAGGATTGAAAAAAGGTTTATTATCGCAATTAGCAAACTATTTAGGAACTAAATTCAGTAATCCGAATTTGTTGATTAATCCGGATTTTAAAGTAAATCAACGTGGACTTACAACATACAACGAAACAGATTATTCATTTGATAGGTGGAAAATTTACAATACTACAGTAAAACAATTAGGTAATGGGATAAGCTATAAAGGTGGAAGCTCAACAACTAACTCTGCAGGAACTCTAGAGAATTATATAAGCCAAATCTTGGATACTGAATTAAATGAGGAATTTACAATTTCTATAAAAGTTTCTTCAATTGTAGGTTCTTTTAGACTTGAAGCTATGAAAAAAGGCGGAGATAGTCTTCTTGGTAAAGAAGCTCTCATTGGAAAAAAAGAAATCACAACAAATGGAATCCATACGCTAACGCTTGATGGTTCAAGTACTCCATTAAGTATCATCAGATTCGGTACTACATCACAGAATGGAGCTTGTACGATCGAATGGATTAAATTGGAAAAAGGTAAATACTCTACTGCTTTTATTCATCCAAATTATAGCGAAGAATACGTGAAATGTATGTGGTATTTTCAACCACTTCTTGGAGCTAGAAGCGGTTATGTTTCAAACGGCGTTATTTACATTAATGTTCCGGAGGTTAATTCAATGAGAACTTATAAACCATCTGCGAATAACGATAAGATGAATTTAGCCGGTTTTATTTATACAGGAACAAACACTGTAATCGCAGTTAACAAATCAGATATTATCAGTGCCTCGGTTGACGATTATAAAGAATTACAGTTAAATCCTTCAAGTGAATTAGAGAATAAATTGAAAGCACTTGGAATTACTACAATTAATTATGCTATTCAACCTAGTGGTGGAATTTATCTAGACGCAGAAATTTACGATGATGAATAGGAGAAGTAAGCATGGTAAGAGTATATATTAATAAAGATTCAAAAAATAACATTACATCTATTAATTCAGAAATCTTTTTATCGCAAGAAGAAATTCAAACAATGATAGAAATTGACAAAGGGCAAGGAGATAAATATGCTCACGCTCAAGGTATGTATCTAGAAAAAGGACTAGTTGATAAATACGGCCGATATAACTACAAATATGTAAATAGTAAGGTGGTTGAGGTTACAGAAGCAGAAAAGCCTACAATCAAAGAGCCGGAGCAACAGGCAACCACACAGGATAAGATTGAGGCACAAGTCATGTACACCGCCATGATGACAGATACACTTCTAGAAGAAAGTGAGGCTTAATTTATGTTTGAAAAAATCAAAAGATTTTATGATCTAAAACTATATACAGATAAGCAGGTAAGAAAGTTCTGCGAAAAAGGATTCATCTCAGCTGATCAGTATAAAGAAATCACCGGAGAAACATACTAACACTGGAAATAAGGAGGAGCAAAAAGCTTCTTCTTTTTCATAAATAGAAGGAGGTCCAGAATATGAGAAAAGGACAAAAACTTACAAAAGGCGGATATCAGCTTTTAGGATTTCCAATGGAGTACATGAATGTAACTCAAGGAAATAACGTAGGAACACACCTAGGAACAAACGCCTTAGACAACGCAGGAAAGGACACAGGGATTGACGAAACAATTGCACCGTGCGATTGCCACCTAGTAGCCTATGACACTGCACAGAACGGAAACGCAGTATTCCTAGAGTCAGACAAGAAAGTTCTATTTAGAGACGGAACAATCGACTTTGCTACATTTATGTTTATTCACGACAATTACATCGAAGATATCAAGAAAGTAAAATACTTCAAACAAGGTGACACTTTCGGAGATGAAGGGACAACTGGATACGCTACAGGAAATCACAGCCACATGGAAGTCGCAAAAGGAAAATTTACACATTGCTATGACCGCAACGCGCAAGGCACTTATCATCTTCCAAACAACGTGTCCGCAGACCTTGCATTCGTAACAGACGGAACCGTGATCTTAAATAAAGGATCATTCGCAAACTGGACAGATTCAAGCCACGTGCCATTCAATCAGGGAGGCCAGGCTTCTACTGGATCAGAATCCGTGCTAAACGGTATCCCTTCAGACTTTGTACATGAAAAGGCTACATTCTATCCTGCTTGTACAATCAAGATCAGACGCGCGCCAAGCCTAAAGGGACAAGATACAGACCTAACATATATCAAAGGGCAGCACGTAAACTATGACGGATACGTTCGTCGAGAAGGATTTGTGTGGATCAGCTGGATTGGTGGCGACGGAACACGACGCTGGATGGCCGCTGGAGAATTAAATTCTGCAGGAGTAAACGTAAAGCCATACGGAACATTTAAATAGAAAGGATCAGCAATAGAACACAATGAACAGGAGAATAAATAGAAGATACCAGACACCTCTACGCCCAGACTTTGCACATTTTTTAATCGAGGAGCAAGGACTGAGCGACAAACAGAAAAAAGTTGTATACCAGCTAAGAAGCAAAGCGCAAGACTCGCAATGGCACTACCAGGACGCAGGCATGTCAAAAGATGAATTCGAAGAAACCGTCAAAGATTTAAACGACTACTACTGGGCCCTTTTGGTTGATATGGCCTTCGGATTTTACAAGCTAAAGAAGGACAAAAGAGGGACGGTTCCAGACATGAAAATATAAGAGAATATAGGTGAAAAGAGGTAGAACACAATGAACACACCATATTTCAATAATTTCATGCCGCAGCCTGGGCAGTTCGGGATGCCGCAGATGCAGGCACCAACCCAGCAAATGAACCAGATTCAGCTTGTAAACGGAATCGAAAGTGCTAAAGCTTTCACTCTAGGACCGAACCAGTCCGTGATTTTAATGGATAGTAACAAGCCTGTTTTTTATCAGAAACAAGCAGACGCAAGTGGCTTCTGTACGATCAAGGCTTATAGCTTCCAGGAAGTGAAAGAAGATCAACCGGAAGACAAGTACCTCACGAAGGCAGAATTCAAGGAATGGCTTTCAAAGGTACAGAACGCGAGAGGAGGCAACCGTCATGAATCCACTACTTCAAAATAGACCGGGAGGAAACGGAAACATGCTGCAACAATTTCAGCAATTTAAAAAGATGCTAGGGACACAAGACCCACAGCAACTTCTAAACGAGCTGATGGCCTCCGGAAAATTTACGCAGGCTCAACTGGATCAAGCCAAACAAATGGCGGAACAGCTCAAGGGCTTTCTAAAATAGGATTTTGCAAAATCAAGATAGATAAGAAAGGAGAACACACATGGACAACTTATCATTATCTGATATCGCTTCTGTAACTGGAAACAAGGATGACTTTCTAGAAGGAAACGGGATTATTATTCTAATTTTATTCTTTTTGATTTTTGGATTTGGTGGCGGAGCCTGGGGAAACAACCAGCAAGGCACACAAGCAGAGGTTCAGCGCGGATTTGATACGCAAGCTATTATTAATAAGCTAGACGGAATTTCAAACGGAATCTGCTCAAGCTCATACGAAAACGCGCAGCTAATCAACCAGATGAACGTGAACCAGATGCAAAACGCAAACCAAACACAGATGGCCATGATGAATGGCTTCAACGGTGTAAATAGTTCTTTATGCCAAGGTTTTGGAGGAGTACAGGAAAGCATTAACAACCTATCTCACCAGATGGAACAATGCTGCTGCAACTTAAAGACTCAAATGATGCAAGACAAATATGATGCCTTGAAAACTCAATATGATCAAAGTTTGCAGGCAATTTCAAACAGCGTACAAACTCATAACATCTTGAGCCAATTAGGACGATGTTACACAAACCCGCCTTACTACCCACAATATGGAACTTACTACCCTACAGGCGCTACAGTAGCCTAGAGGTATAAAGATGATCCAAGTCGTCAACACGACAAGCGCAACACTAGCAGCAGGCGCAACGATTCCACCAGGAAGCGTTCGGACTCGGACAAACAACAGAGCCGATCTAAACGGAAACGCTCTGGAGATCGTAAGACCTGGAACATATAAAGTGGATGGAAGCTTCGTGATTTCAGCAACCGCAGCGGGAACAAATCAAGTGCAACTTTATGCCAACGGAACAGCAGTCCCGGGAGCTGTAGCACAAGTAACAACAACTGCAGCAGACAACGTGATCACTCTTCCAGTATCCGCTGTCATCCAGGCAGCACCAGCTGCACCAGGAAACAAGGTCGCTCTAACGTGGGTTACATCAGCAGCCGGAACTCTGATCAACGCATCAGAAACGGTTTCTAGAATAGTATAGGTGATTGAGGGCATGCCAGATGGCTTGCCCTTTTTAGTAGGAGGTAACAGAGAATGAGTAGACTTACAAACAAAGCATGGTGGGAAGCAGCAGGAGTTCGAGCAATCAAGACAATGGCTCAAACAGCTCTAGCCTCTATCACCGTAGGCGCAGCCGTTCCGGATATTAACTGGATGTACGCAGCAAGTACAACGGTCGTGGCGGGCGTATGCTCGATTCTAACAAGCCTAGCAGGTTTGCCAGAAGTAAACGAGGACGAATAATGACTGATACAATTCTGGTTGCGATCATATCCGGACTTTGCGTCGGAGTACCTTCAGTCCTAGCAACCTGGACCAGCAACTCCAAACATTCAGCATTGCTGGATTACAAGGTAGAACAGATGGACAAAAAGGTTGACAGCCTAGCCAAAAAAATAGAAAGCCATAACGAGCTGGAGACGGAAGTGGCTACACTAAAGGAACAGGTCAAAGAGCTATCGGAACGGATCAAGGGAATGCTTGAAAAATAGCGTTCCCTTCTTTTTTATTTTCTGCTTTATTTTTCGCTTTTTTGCTTGCTTTATGCACTGTATTACATTACAGTGTGAGCGTAAAAAGAAAGAGAGATAGAACACAATGACAAATACAGAAAACCTTGAAGCACTAGAAACTAGAATTCAAAACTGGATTGAAGAACAAACAAGAATCGCAAAGGAAATTCAGTACGAACTAAACGCAATCGAAAGAGAAAGAGACATTGACTTCGGAAAAATCAGAAAATTAGCTTACGAAGCAGACGTCTACGAGACGTTGATCCAAGAATCACAATGCCAGATTCAAGCGTTAGAGGAGGAAGCATAACATGACTAGAGAAGAAGCAGCAATGAGACTAAAGGAAGAAGTGCTGGATCAATTGTATTACGATAGACACATGATGACTCTAAAAGAAATAGAAAGCTGGCTATACAAGCACAATTGCGATGAAGACGCCTTGGACGTAATCATGGAAATAATAGAGGACTAAGGAGGACACAGACCTATGGGAGTCGGTAAAAATATCAAGATCATAACAGGATTTAAGGGCATGACCCTTGTAGAATTATCTAAAAGAAGCGGTGTATCATTAAATACAATTCATATGCTTACGCGTGATGATCCAGACAATGCAACGCTGCGTACTATCGATAGATTGGCCGCAGCACTAGAAGTTAACAGGGACTCATTGCTCTCTGGGAAAGAAGGCGCACCAGAAAAGAATGACAATCTAGAAAAGAATGACATTCTAGAAAAAGAAATTAATCTATCTGAAGCAATCATGAAAATTATAAGAACTCTAAGCGCACCAGGAAAAAAGGACTGGGACTACGTAGAATATTTAGTGACCGAAGCTAAGATACTAGACACAGAGACGGAAACGGAGGAGGACTAAGATGGCAGTATCAGATGCAAGAAAAAGAGCAAACCAAAAGAGGAGCGATAAAACATACAAGATCAAGACCTTCAGGCTTCATCTAAAGCATGACGCAGACATTCTGGGGTATCTAGACACGAAAGAGAGCGTCAGCAGATACCTAAAAGACATGATCAGAGAAGATATAGAACGACAAAAGAAAGAGGCCGATTAGGCCCCTTTTTTTATGATGTATTTTTGATGTATATAGGCTAAAAGTTCTAGAATCGAAAAGGAACAATAAGAAACAAAGGCAGTCAAAATGAGTATAGATAAAGCAAAATGAGACATAAGGAAGCATAGGCATTAGAGGTTTAACGTGGAGGTGTTTTTTTTATGAAACAAATTGTGCAATTTATTGAAGATA